TGATGAGCAAACTCTGGTCGCCCGTTATTAAGGACGACCCAGAGGCCTTTGTGCTACTCGCTTTCCCTTGGGGCCAGAAAGGCACGCCTTTAGAACACTTCAAGGGTCCGCGTAAGTGGCAGCGGGAAATCCTGCGCGATATCGCCGCCCACACTGCGAAGAATAAGGCCGCAACCTCCTACGAAGTCCTGCGTATGGCAACGGCTTCGGGTCGCGGTATCGGTAAGTCTGCGCTCGTGTCGTGGCTAATCCTCTGGATGCTAAGTACCCGCATAGGCTCAACGACCATTGTGTCGGCTAACTCGGAAGCGCAGTTACGCTCAATCACATGGGCAGAAATTACTAAGTGGGCAGCGCTCCTCATCAACTCGCATTGGTTTGAGATTAGCGCCACCCGCGTGATGCCTGCTAAATGGCTCGCCGAACTTGTTGAACGTGACCTTAAGAAAGGTACTCGTTACTGGTCCGTCGAAGGTCGCCTGTGGTCAGAAGAGAACCCCGACTCGTATGCCGGTGTCCACAACTTCGATGGCGTGATGGTCATCTTTGACGAGGCTTCCGGTATCCCTGACCCTATCTGGTCGGTGACGGCAGGTTTCTTTACAGAGAACACCCCGAATCGTTTCTGGCTGTCGTTCAGCAACCCCCGTCGTAACGAGGGCTACTTCTTCGAGGCGTTCCACTCTAAGCGTGCGTTCTGGAACACCCGCAACATTGACGCTCGCACCGTTGAAGAAACCGATAAGTCGGTGTATCAACAGATCATCGACGAATACGGCATCGACTCACCGCAAGCCAAGGTAGAAGTCTATGGCGAGTTTCCTTCTGAGGGTGATGATCAGTTTATTCCTCCTAGTCTGGTGGATCAGGCTATTGCTCGGCCTAGTTATAAAGACGAAACCGCACCCATAGTCATTGGCGTAGACCCTGCCCGATCTGGCGCTGACTCCACGGTGATTGCCGTGCGTAAGGGGCGCGATATTCTCGCTATCAAGCGCTTCAAGGGCGAAGACACTATGGAGATTGTGGGTCGCGTCATTGATGCGATTGACGAGTACCAACCCACACTCGTCGTCCTCGACGAAGGCGGACTAGGCTACGGCATCCTTGATCGCTTGAAAGAGCAGCGTTATAAGGTGGTGCGTGGCGTTAACTTCGGATGGAAGTCCAAGACCCCGGCTATGTGGCAAAACAAGCGTGCAGAGTTGTGGGGCGAAATGAAGGCGTGGCTGAAAGACGCTGCGCTCCCCAATGATAGGCAGTTAAAAGCCGACCTGACAGGGCCAAAACAGAAAATTAATTCCTCTGGCTCCATCTTGTTGGAGTCGAAGAAAGACATGAAGGCGCGTGGCCTTGCATCGCCTGACGCTGCTGATGCCATCGCCGTCACGTTTGCGTATCCAGTGGCGCACCGCGAATACCGCGAGCGTCCCCGCACGATTACCACGAGCCGCGAGAGCGGCATGATCAACACTTGGATGGGTGCTTAATGGCTAAGAAGTCTGTCAGCCTCTCAGTTGGTAGAGGAGAAAAGCAGTCCGTGTCAAGAGGGGCGGGATTGACCGCGAAAGGCCGTGCAAAATATAATCGTGCAACGGGGTCTAATTTGAAGGCTCCGGCGCCCAGTCCGAAGACAAAAGCGGACGCAGGACGTAAAAAGTCGTTTTGCGCCCGCATGAAAGGGGTCGTTCGCAACGCCAAGGGGCCAGCCGAACGCGCTAAAGCATCTTTAAAACGATGGAAATGCTAAAAATGGCTGCAAAAAAGGGACTATATGCGAACATTCATGCTAAACGCGCTCGAATCGCTGCGGGATCGGGCGAAAAGATGCGTAAACCGGGTTCTAAGGGCGCTCCAACGGCTGCCAATTTCAGAAAGTCAGCCCTTACCGCCCGAAAACCCCGTAAAACCTCCAAAAAAGGCTAAGAAACATGTACGGAAAGAAAAACCCCGGTCCAATCGGCGTGTCTCCCGGCGCAACAGTCGGTGACATGATCCAAAACAGCCGGATGCAGAAGCCCCGGATGCCTGCTCCGCGTATGCCTAAGCGCGTTAACGAGGACATGATCCGCACTGCGGTTGATTTTCGACCGACTCCGATGAAACGGGGTATGCGTTAATGCCTCTCGTAAAGTCCGCCTCTAAGGGGGCTTTTCGTAAGAACATTCGCGCTGAAGTGAAGGCTGGCAAGCCGGTAAAACAGGCCGTTGCCATCGCGTATTCGGTCAAGCGTAAAGCCGGTAAGAAGGGCAAGTAATGGCTAAAGACCCGACAGGGATGAAGGGCGCGGCTCAGGTGGCTAATACGCCCGAGAGCCGCCGTGCGCGTAGTACGGGCGATATCCTCGCCCAAGCGCGTACCCGGATGCAGTTGTCCCTGACGGCTTATAGTGAGTCTCGGGACAGCGAACTGGACGACCTGCGCTTTATGGCAGGTTCCCCAGATAACCGCTGGCAGTGGCCGCAAGAAGTCTTAGCCACCCGTGGCGCAGTGCAGGGTCAGACGATCAACGCTCGTCCCTGCCTGACTATCAACAAACTGCCTCAGCACGTTCGGCAGGTTACTAATGACCAGCGCCAGAACCGCCCTGCGGGCAAGGTCATTCCGGTCGATGACAAGGCGGACATCGAAGTTGCCGAGGTGTTTGACGGTATCGTCAGGCATATTGAGTACATCTCGGATGCCGACGTTGCCTACGACACGGCCTGTGAGAATCAGGTCACGTACGGCGAAGGCTATATCCGCATCCTGACCGAGTATTGCGACCCGGATTCGTTCGACCAAGACATCCGTATCGCTCGCGTTCGTAACTCGTTCTCGGTATATATGGACCCGCACATCCAAGACCCGTGCGGAGCCGATGCAGAATGGTGTTTTATAACCGAGGACATGCCCCGTGAGGAGTTTGAGCGTCATTTTCCTGACGCCGAACCCATCTCGTCGATCCAGAGCCGTGGTATTGGTGACGAGAATCTGGCGCAGTGGATTACCGACGATTCAGTACGGATTGCGGAATACTTCTACGCTTACTATGAAAAAGCGAAGTTAAACCTGTATCCGGGCGGTATGACCGCCTACGCCGACTCGCCCGAAGCCGCGCAGATGGAGGCTATGGGCCTTGCCCCTGTTCGCACCCGTGACGTAGACATCCGCAAGATTAAGTGGATGAAGACGAACGGCTATGAGGTGCTGGAAGAGCAGGAGTGGCCGGGTAAGTCGATTCCGGTTGTCCGCGTCGTCGGCAACGAATACGAAGTAGAAGGCCGTATCTACATCAGCGGCCTCGTGCGTAACGCTAAAGACGCGCAGCGCATGTACAACTACTGGGTATCCCAAGAGGCGGAAATGCTCGCCTTGGCCCCCAAAGCGCCGTTTATCGGCTACGGTGGACAGTTCGAGGGATACGAGCATCAGTGGAAGACCGCCAATACCCAGAACTGGCCGTATTTGGAGGTCAATCCTGACGTTACGGACGGCGCTGGCAACATGCTGCCGCTGCCCCAACGTGCCGCCCCACCCCTTGCACAAACGGGGCTTATTCAGGCTAAGATGGGCGCGTCGGACGACATTAAGTCTACGACGGGCTACTATGACTCTAGCCTTGGCGCCACGTCGAACGAGCGCTCGGGTCGGGCCATATTGGCGCGTGAACGTCAGGGCGATACGGGGTCATATCATTACGTCGATAACCTTGCCCGCGCTATCCGCTACGTCACGCGTCAACTCGTCGACTTGATTCCGAAGATTTACGATACCCAGCGTATCGCTCGCATCATCGGCATCGACGGGGAAACCTCAACGGTGCGTATCGACCCGATGCAGCAAGAACCTGTCCGCAAGTTGATGGATCAGGCTGGCGTTGTCATTGAGAAAATCTACAACCCGTCCGTTGGTAAGTACGACGTAGCCGTCACGACCGGCCCGTCCTACATGACAAAGCGCCAAGAGGCGATGGACGCGATGTCGCAAATCCTGCAAGCCAACCCGAACCTTTGGGGCGTGGCAGGCGACCTGTTCGTCAAGAACATGGATTGGCCGGGAGCGCAGGAAATCGCCAAGCGTCTCTCCAAGACGATTGATCCGAAGTTGCTCTCCGATCCTGACGAAGACCCAGCGTTGCAGGCTGCTAACCAGCAGATTGAGGCGATGGGCGCTGAGATGGATCAGATGTTCCAGATGCTCCAGAACGTCTCGCGCTCAATGGAAGCGACGGAACTGCGGATCAAGGAGCAGGAAGCGCAGATTAAGGCGTATGACGCCGAAACTAAGCGTATCAGCGCGGTTCAGGCGGGTATGTCCGAAGAGCAAATCCAAGACATCGTGATGGGCACGATTAGCGGGATGTTGTCCGCCAACGACCTTGTAGCCCCGGCCCCTAGAGAGGCTGAAATGCCGATGGAAATGCCACCGCAAATGCCGATGGAGTTACCGCCGCAATGACCTGCGAAGTCTTTATCGGACGGCTATTTCTAGCGCGGGATGTGACTCATTCCACGCACCTGAATACCCGTAACTACGCTAAACACAAGGCACTACAGAAGTTCTACGAGGGCATCATCCCCCTCGCAGACGACTTTGCCGAGGCGTATCAGGGTCGGCACGGACTGATTGGCCCGATTGCCCTAGCGTCTGCCCAAAAGTCGAACAACGTGCTTGACTTTTTGGAAAAGGAACTTAAGGAACTTGAGGAAATGCGGTATAAAGTCGTCAGTAAAGACGACACAACGCTGCAAAACCTGTTAGACGCCATTTTTGGCTTATATCTGTCTACGATTTACAAACTGAAATTCTTGGCTTGAGGTATAGATGATGCAATTACTTATTCCGTTGGACGACAGTCTGTTCCCGGCCAAGACTGCCTCTTATTCTGGCACTGCCGGGTCTACAGGAACTTGGGACGCTGGCGTTCAGGCTTTGTTGGTTTGGACGACAAGCGACGCCTACGTAACCATTGGTAACGGGGTGACTGCAACGACCAGCAGCACGCCAATTCCCGCTAACGTGCCGATTCCGTTTTCTGTACCCCAAGGAACAGGCGGTCCTTGGCGCGTATCAGCGATTCAGGTTTCTTCTAGCGGCACTTTGTACGCCAAGCCGATTAGCGGAAACTAATGGGCTCTTTTTACGGCGTTGCTGTGCAGAATGGAGTAGCCGTAGGGCTAGGCTCCGCTATTGCCTTGGGGAAACAAGCAACTGCCCCGACGCCTGCTGGTAACTTCTTGTTGCTTGAAGACGACTCATTTGTGCTGCTCGAAGACGACAGCAAAATCGAATTGGAGTAAATCATGGCCGACACAAAGATTAGTGCATTAGCATCTGGCGCACCGGCATTAGCAACCGACGAGACGGTCATTGCTCGGGCTGGGTCTAACTACAAACTGACGGTGGCTAACATTGTCGGCTACCTCGGCACGCCGATCAGCGTAGCCAATGGCGGCACGGGGATTACCTCATTTGGCACAGGCGTTGCGACATGGCTCGGTACGCCGTCAAGCGCAAACCTTGCCGCTGCGGTGACAGACGAGACAGGTACGGGCGCGTTGGTGTTTGCTAATACCCCAACCTTGGTGACGCCAGTACTTGGTACGCCGACCTCGGGCAACCTGTCTAACTGCACGGCTGACGGTACCAATGCGGTTGGCTATCGCAATATCCCGCGCTCTGGCTCTGCAAAGACCGGTAGTTATTCGTTGGCTACCGGCGACGTTGGCGAGTTTATTGAAGTTGGCTCTGGCGGCTCGATCACGATTCCTGACGCGACGTTTGCCTTGGGTGATGTGGTGTCTATCTTTAACAATACCTCGGGCGCTATTACGATTACCTGCACGATTACGACGGCGTATATCGCGGGTACGGATACAGACAAGGCTACGGTATCTCTGGCTACAAGAGGCGTGGCGACAATACTGTTCTTATCGGGTACGGTTTGCGTTATTAACGGTAACGTGAGTTAAGCCATGAGCGGCATTATGAGTTTGCTGCTTGCTGCCAAGGTTGCAGCAGCGCCAAATTATGTCGTAGCCACGTTTACTGCTACCGGCACATGGACTTGCCCGAGCGGTGTTAGCGCGGTTGAGTACCTTGTCGTCGCTGGTGGCGGCGGGGGTGGAAATGTTTTCGGCGGTGGTGGTGCTGGTGGCTTTAGAACCGGCACAGGATTGAGTGTTACTGCTGGAACTGACTACACCATAACTATTGGTGGTGGAGGAAGCGGCGGTACTGCATCCAATAGCACCGCAATAAATGGAACGTCAGGTTCGGATTCTGTATTTTCTTCAATTACGGCCACAGGTGGTGGTGGCGGTGGAGTTGATTCAAATGGCGTTGCTGGCGGTTCTGGCGGTGGCGGTGGCGGTTGGAACAATGTTTCACGCAACGGCGGCGCCGGAAATACGCCTAGCACTTCTCCAAGCCAAGGAAATAATGGCGGTAATGGTGTAGGAGACGCCGGTGGCGGTGGTGGTGGCGGCGCTTCTGCCGTTGGAAGCAATGGAAGCGCATCCGCCGGTGGCAATGGTGGTGCTGGCACCGCGTCGTCTATTTCTAGTTCATCCGTAACGTATGCGGGTGGTGGTGGCGGCGGCGGGTATGTTGGGTCTGTAACTACCAAAGGAACTGGTGGCGCTGGCGGTGGTGGGGATGGTGGTGCAACCCCCTCTGGAAGTGGTTCA